TCGGTCCCGGGACGCTAAAGCCGCGTCAACCTCTTTCACCGCCTCCGCCACAATGGCGGACAGCTTCCGGGGAAGCATATCCCGGCGGCCCGGTTTGGACAACGCCGAATGCCACTCGAACGCAAGCGCGGTCAAGGGCTCCGCGGACATTGCCACGGGACAGGAGTAAAACCGTTCCTCGGGCTTGAAACACGGGGCCCCCGCGTCTCTACTGAACGCCAGGGGTGTTAGGTACGGCCCGGTCCCGTCAACCCTTGGACGTAAGTAACGGCCCGCCACGAACGGCCCGCCACACTTCCCCCGAGCCTCCCACAAGGAACCCTGATCCGGGGTGGGGCTTTCGGAGCCTTGCCCGCATTCCTTGCAATCCCATTGAATGAGATCGCGAAAAGCCGCAAGGCTTAGGCTTTTTTTTCGCGTTCGGTGAGGCTCGGAAGTTCGAGGATGAAATATCCGACCTCGATCACCCAATCCGGATCGAATACATCGAACGTTGCAGGGGCGATCTTACGGGTTTGCTTGTCCGCCTTGAACTCGGGCCACCCCTCCGCACCGATCAACGTCCGTTCGAGAACGAACCGGGCCACCTTGTATTTCCTGGCATAGTCCGTCAATCCGTCCGCGGTTTCCCTGGCGTGACCGATTGCGGTTGCCCGATCCGGGGCGGTGAGGGGATTCAGTTTGAACCGAATCACATCCGGTCCGAGTTCCCCGAGGTGGGTTTCCGCTCCCGTCTTGCAATACTCGCGGTGGCGCTCCCGCCGTGTCCGCCGCTGGCAAAACAGAGTGACCGCGGAGGGCTCGGACAATTGCGCCAAAAACTCCCGTTCCTCGGGCGTTGCGGACGCCCCCGGCCCGGTAGCGTAGAAGTCCGCCAGGTATGCCCCGAGGGTGGCGGCCCTTGCCTCTTTTTGCCACCGTTCGAGGTCCGCCCCCGTCAAGCTCGGGGCCCGCCCTTGATCGTCCGGCGGCGGAGCCTCGGGCGGCTCGGGACATTCGGGGTAGAGAACCGCCGGGATCGCGGTGTCCAGACTGCAAATGTACGTGAGCGTAACGCTTGCGTCCGCGTGGTATCGTCCGAAACCCATTGCAAAGACTCCGACTCACGAAAAGTTCAAGCAACAATCCGGGCCCGCCCCCGCGGGCCCTAGTCCGTCCGTCAACCGCGCTCGAAAAAGAGACGGAAGATCGTATCGGTCACATCCGAATCCGAACCGTTGAACGATCCGGAGTCCGCTTCCGTATTGTCCGCTTGAAGGGACAGGGATTGACCGATCAACCCATCATCTTTCGCCTTTTTCGGGGTGGTCGATTGGTTCATTTGCGGACAGTAGATCGCCACCGCCGAACCCGGGCCGCCTGTCCCCATGATGCACAAAAGGGAAACCTTTGCGGGCGCCAGGAATTGATCAAAGCGATCCGAGTCATACGCGGACAAGCCCACCTCCGCGGTCACGTTCGGGAGCCCCATTTCCCACGCGGTCAATCCGCCCGCATTGTGGGGACTCACTTTCGCTTGCGGAGCGAAATCGCATTTCCAGTTGACAGAACGAACGTCAACTTCCGCCCCATCGATCAGACAAAGCGCGTTCAGGAACTTCACCCAAGCCCCGGCGGGTTCCTCGGACGCCCCCACCGTTGCGGCGGGCCCGTTCGGTTCCACGTACCCCGCCACCATGTCAACGTTGCAAACCGCCGGCTCACCCGTGGTCAAGTTGATCCCGATGCTCCGCCCCTGGCAACCGAACGCGGTTTCCGTAAGGGACTCGAAAAGGGCCCGGAACGCAAGGGATGTGTCCGCCTTGAAGTCCCGCCCGAGGGCGTAGGTCCGTCCGCCGCGGATCGCGGGAACGGGTGACTCCGCGGTGAGGTCCGGAAGCGGTGGATAGAACGTGATCACCCGGGTTGCGCCGTTGATCGTCCGGATAAAAGACACATAGGAACGATCATCGTAGGTGACCGCGAACCCCTGCCCCACGGAAAGGTTTGTGGTCGGATCGGTGAGCGTTGCTTGCGTGGTCGAATCCCAAGACGCAACCGCATAGTCCGCATTCGAGGTGGATTGCTTGCCAAAACAAGCATCGTACACCTTGAACGCCCCATCCGTGAAACCCGTACCGTCCCCGCAACCGCGGAGGTACAGATCGAACTTGACCGATCCGCGGCGGAGCCCCACGCCCGGGGCCCGTTTGTAGCCCTTGTTCGTGGTCGATTTGTTTTCGAGCAACGCGAATTCGGAATCAATGTCCGGATTCGCGCAACAAACCCCCGCAAATGAAAGCGCATCATCCGCCGGAATTCGGCCCGTGACCGCCGCCAGATTCAGAAACGAGGGCTCGGACGCGATCAAAAGTTGCAAGAGTTCGGAAGATGCCATTTCGATTCCTCGTTTCTGGCGGGGTTAATAGGCCCCGATGTAGGTCAATTCAAGAATGAGGGACAGGGCGTAACCCCCATCGACCTCGGAAAGCGAGTCTCCCAAAACACGGCAATTCTGCCACCCCGTATTTCCGAAATCATAGGTTCGCGGATCCTCAAGCAACGAACGGATCAAGCTCTTGTCCGCCTCGATTTCGTCAATTTGATCGATCTTGCCCGTCTTGGGATACAGAATGGCAAGCGTTGCAGATTGGATCACTTGTTTGGGGGCGGTTCCGTTGACGTATGCCCCCGTCCGGGAGGAACCCGGAACAAGCTCACACTTGCGAACACCTCCCGAGGTGCGCGGGGTGTTTGCCACCGTTTGACGCCCCGCCACTCTACGAAAACCCTGGCGCGAATTCGCCTCCGGGGGTGCGGCTTCCACCCTACTCAAGAGGTGTGCTTTTAATTGGGCGTATGCCACAACCGCACCTCTACCGGGACAACCGGATTCGGCCCCTGGCGGGCGGGGATCCGTCCGTCAAGCCTCCGGTCCCGTTGTCAAAATCATCGTACCATTGAACGGCGGACAGGGTTTCGATCAAGAGGACGTCAAAGTCTTTGTCAAGACGGTCGATGTAATCCCCGATCTTGTCTGTCCAAGCGGACGGAACAAGTCCGTTCAACGACATTTCCCGAAATGCCCGATTCACAATCAACGGGACCAAAGGGCGGGCGTCACGGATGCGGTTCGGGTTCCGACCCGAGGCAAAGATCCGGGTTTCGACGCGATCATATCCGGCCCAAAGGGCGGGCAAACCGCGAAGTCCGGCCCATTCCTCAAGCTCGGACCGCCAGAAATCGGGCCATGCTTGGCGCACATCCGCAACGGTTGCGGGATTGAACGATTCCCGCAACCCCGCGTCAAAAATCGTTTCACGCCGAACGGTGGAACCGTCAACGGTGGCGGTGAATGTGGCCCGGAAGTTTTGCGCAACGTTCGGACACTGAACCGCCTGAACGGTATAACTCGCCTCAACCCCCTGCCCGAGATCCCCGGATGCCAGGGTGATCGAGATCGGATCCGTCAACCCGAGTTCGAGGATCGCCCGCCCATCCGGATCGGGCATGGTCCCCGTTTTCCGCACGGAACGGATCGAGTTCATTTGACGTTCGAGTGTCGCCCCCGATGCGAGTTCGAGCGCGTCCCCTACCTTGGGGAGATACGTTCCGTTTTGCGCCACCGTGATCCCGAGATCACCCGTTGCGGGTTCGAGATCCGGATCGTTCTCTGGATTGATCTCTACCGCCAGGGCGGACGGGACCGCCACCGCATCGTTGACCGCCGCCCCGAGCAAATCCTCGCCGCCGCCAGTCTTGATCGTGACTGTCACGTCCGAAGGTGGTCCCGGAAATATCGCCCGGACCGCCCCCCCGATGCCTTTGGGAATCTGCAACCGCACCGATCACGCTCCGTTCAGGCGGGTTTGATTTCCAGATCCACCCCGAGGACTTGGCATTCCTTTTCGATGTGCGCCATGAAATCGGTTTGGAATGGCCCTGAAAAACGCTTCCCGTTCAGGGTTGCGAGTTCGGCATTCCGTCCGATTTCGAGGATGCGCTTTGAACGGAGGCGGGCCACCCATCCCCGCTCCGCTCCCGGGACCGGGCCGTCCGTTTCTTGGCTTTTTTCCGTTCCCTGGCGCTTGCTTGGGACCACGGGGGAGACACGGGGATCTCCCGCCACGGGGGCCCCGGGCGAAACGGAACGGCCCCCCTCCCCCACGTCCGCCGTGGCGGGAGTCGGGGCCGCCTCGGGGGAGGGCGGATCGGGAGGGGAGGGGGGCGGCTCATTCCCGGGCCGGGAAGGGCCCTCCGCGGGGGGCGGGGGCACATCGGCGGGCGGCGGGGCGGGTTCCGCCAGGGTGGCCCGGAAACGGGCGTCAAGTTCCCGCAACCCATCATCCCCGAGATCCCCGAGGCTCTTGACCTTGACTCCGCCGAACTCCGCCAGGGCTTTGACCTCCGCGGGAGAAAGAGCGGACAACCATCGGGACATATCGGGTGAGAGTGGCATTGACGGGACCTCGGACGTTCAGAGATTCGATGTGGACAACGGCGGCGGGCCCGGTACGGGGAGGGCAATCCCGAACAAGGGCCCGCCGCCAAACGGATCAGGCGTGGGGAGCGAACGCGCTCCGCCCCTTCCAAACCACGCCGTTCGAGTTCCGGATCCGACCGAAACCGAACAAGCCTTTCCAGTAGACGGACAGGAATCGATCCATCGAATCCCCGAGGGGCTTCACTCGGACCGCGGGCCGCTCCTGAACCACGGAACGGCAGTAGCGCATCCCGCAGAAAACGGCCTTGACCAGATCGCCCACGGTGTTCCCACCGCCCGCGGCCCCGGCCCCGTTGTCCGTGAGGTTCGCTTGAGACGCCTCGAAAAAGCGGAACCCGAGCCAAGTCCCGATCTCGCCCGTGAGGATCGCGTTCGGATCGGTGTATTTCGCGGTATCGGTGAAGTCCGAAAGGCTCCCCGAGGCGAAAATGTCCGAAACCGAGTAGGGGGACAGGATCGCCCGGTAGAACCCATCGGGGAACAAGGGCGCACGGGACGCCTTGAGGGTGGCGCGGACCGCGATCACCTCGTTTCGATCCATGATTCCCGCGGCGGTGAGGGCCGCCGCGTTCGCCACCCCATCCGCCAGGCGGACCACGGTTCCCGCCACCGCGGCGGTTCCGCAAATCAGATCCACGGATTCCGCCATGTTTTGGGTCAGACCATCGATCACGCCCTGGACCGATTGCGTCTTGGACGCGCGATTGATCCGGGCCGCAAGGTGTGCTGGGTTGCCGTATTCGTCCACCGTGATCGAGGCGGTATCGTCCGCGAGATCGATGCTTGCGGGGTTCACGTCCAGATCGAGCGGAGCGGACACGGGATCGAGGGCCCCGAGCAAGGGGTAGACGATCCCCGTACCCACGTCCAAGGGATCTTCCCGATCACAAGCGGCGGTCCAAACGATGTATTGGGACTCCGCGATGATCGTGGATTCATCGATCTGGGCTTGCAACCCCGCGTCCAGATCCGCGGTGGTTTGGGCGTTGTCGGGAAGCGTTCCGGCCATGATTCAACCTCTTTCGGTCTTTCGATGCGGAACGCTCCCGAGTTCCTTACTCTTTCGGGAGGGCCGCGAGTTTTTGCGCCTTTTGGCGCGGGGACAGTGATCGATCTTCGCGAATGGCTCGAACCTGATCGGCTCGGGAACCTTGGGGGGCTTTCGGCCCCGGGGCCGTTCGGCCCGCAGGAGGGGTGGACACGTTCGGAGCCCCGGCGGGAACGGACGGGGCGGCGGGCGTCCCGATCATTTCCGCCAGGGTTTCGAGCGTGGAAACGCGATCCTCAAGGGGCATCGAATCGAGCTTGAGTTTCGCGCGGGCCGCCTCGGGGATCTTTTCCATGAGTACGGTTTCCCGGGCCTTCAAACCCGCCTCGAACTTGTCCGCTTTCGCCTTGAGGCTTGCATTCTCTTGCGCCAGGGCCGCCGCTTTCACTTGCTCGGATTCGGCAAGTTTCTGCCACTCGCCTTGGGCCTTGAGCTTTTCCGCCTCTTGCGCCGCGATCTTCGCCTTGAGGTCAGCGAGTTCTTTCGCCTCCGCCTCGGACTTCGCTTGAAGTTCCTTGAGGGCATGGCGACGATCCGCGGATTCCTTGTTCGAGCGCGCCAGGGCGGCGGCCCAATCCTCGGGCGTCCGAGGCGTTTCCGGAGTCGCGGGGGGGAGAGCGGGCGTTTGCGTTCCGGCGGCGGGGGCGGCGGGCGTCCCCGTGGTTCCTGCATTCTCACTCATGGGCTCACCCCATCCGACCTTGCCTATGGACTCCCGGATCGCCCGGGGTTGTGTCCGTTGCAGGAGCTACGTTTCCGGAAAAACCGGAAAAACGCAAGTCCCTTGATCTCACCCCTCGGACGGTTTCCGCCTCGGGCCCGCTTGATCAAGGATCCGCGCCAGATTCGGGTGATCTTTGAAACTCCGCACGGTGGGGGGTGCGCCGATTCGGACGAATAAGAACCCATGTCCTTTCGGGCATTGAGGGACAGGGGCATCACTCCAAACGTCCGCGATCTCCGTTCGGTTCTGTCCGTTCTCATACCCACAACCGGGACAATAATACACCAAGAGTTTCCGACTCATGCCTTATTCGCCTCCGAAATCACCTTGAGATCGTCCGGACTCATGGGGAATCCGGCCGCTTTCATGTTCGCCAGAATCGAACCTTTGAGGCTTTGGATCATTGCCTCTTGCTCTTTCTCTGACCACGCGAAAAGCTCCCCCTCGAACCGCTGATCCTGCCCCGCCGCCGCAAGGGCCGAATCCGAGCCGGCGGGCCAACCGACCTTGGCAAGACGCCCGGATACGCTCAAAACGCGAAAACGTTTCCCCATCATGTTCCCGGATAGGGTCATATTCATTCGAGCCCCGCGGCCCGCCTTGAGTCGGAAACCTTTGTACCCTTCCCCATCCGGAAACACCATGCTCTTTCCGGTTCGGGAGAGTGTTCCGCCCTTGGGCTTTGCAAACGGCGGGCCCGTGCCCACCCCTGCAACCGGAATGTAAATCTTGTCCGTCGAATACCCCGGCATTGACTCGCCCGTTGCAAGTTTCCCGTCCCGAACAATCCGAAGTTTGAGCAATGCAAGCCCTGTATTCGCGGCTTTGCTCACGTCCGCATCCCGGATGAAATCCTGAACCTTGAGATCCGAACCTTCGATTATAACACCGAACTTTGCGACAGGCATGATCGCACCTAGCTTGCAAGGTAGAATTCGAGCGGACGCCCGTTAGGTCCGAACGCTTTTCGCTCAAGCTCCGCCAATTCCTCGGGCGTTTCCTGTCCAGTCAAACGCTTGGACAATTCCGCCCCACATCGACAAGAAACAGGGTAAGCCTCAGATTCGTTCAGAGTCCCGCAATAGAAACAATGCGCTTTGGCTTTCTTGAACCGCATATCACCGCCTCCCCGCCGCGTTAAACGCCTCAATATCTTCGGAGGTCCCGGCGGTCAACCCCGTTTCATCCGCCACCTCAAGCGAAAGCGGTTGCCAGGAATGACGACAATTCCACCCCCCGCCATGCAAAAACACATCGGCAATCTGGCCGTTCTCCATTCGGGAGATTTGATCCCGCGTGAAATACTTATTGACGATGTGAATACAGGTTTTCCGAGTGATCCTGTCCCCATCGTCGGGGCTCGGACCGATGTATAGGTAAACAATGTCCGGATCGCTTGCGTCCACCGTTCCGGCGGTCACGCCTCGATCAATGGCGTTGAACGCGGTTCCGACAAGCGTTTCCGCTTGCGCGGGAGTCGAATTCACCAAGGCCGCCCCTACCTCCGCCATTGCTTCCCGTATCGGTTTTCCCGTAAAGGTTGACGAAATCCAAGCGGTTTGCACCTCTTTGACAATGGGAAGGGCGATTGTTTCAATTGCCTCCCGGACCTTGTAATCGATCAGCGCCTCAAGGGCGGACGAATCTAGGGTTAGTTGTCCAGTCTTGAGCCCTCCGAGGCGTAGCGAGTCCGCCACTTTATCCGAAAGTTCGGTGAGCCGTTCCCGCATCGTTTCGGTCAGATCCCCCAATCCCGCGTCCGATACCAGATCAAGCAAGTCCCCGAACGTGGCAACGCTCGAAAGTTCCCCAAGCGAAAGAGCTTCACCCCCATCCGCCAGGTATTGATCGATCAAGTCAAGCAACCGCCCGATGATCTCGGGCATTTGCTCGGACACCTCGGACGAAAAGGCGTCAATGATGCGTTGACGCGCCTCCGCCGCCCCGAGGAATTGATCGAGTGAGGGGATGGGCACGGGTCAGAACCCTTGTTCCGTTCGCTTGTAAGCTGTATCTTTTGCAAGATCGAGCAAGCCCACGAACTCAATAAACGAACAATTCCCGGAGTGCATAAAAGCGGTGGACCCGTCTTGCTCTAGGGCCGCAACGGTAACGAAACGGATCTCTCCCGCCTCACACCGATACGCAAGTTCGCGCAATCGTTCCGCTTGCTCAAGTGGATTTCCCGCAAAACCCCCGAGCAACTTTCCGCCACTCACGTTCCACCACCCGGGGGAGCTTTCGGCGGAGCCCCATTCCCGGTCCCTGGCGGGCCCGCTACGGCTCCCGCTTGAGCCGCCGCCACCCGGGCCCGCATTCTGTCAAGAATTCCACCGCCGGGGGGCGCCCCGGCTCCGGGAGCCCCCGAGGTGAGGGCCGGGCCGGGGAAGGCTCCCGCTTGGGCGTTGTCTTGCCGGTTTTGTGTAAGGATCTCCCGGGCCCGTTCCTCCGTAACACCCCGCTCCCGGGCGATGATCGAAACGGCGGAATCGAGGTTTTGAACGATCCGGGCCGTGTTCCTGGCGTCTTGCTCAGTGAGATCAAGGGGGATCTCTTGCGGAACCGGGGTCACCCGATAAGTGAAGTTCCAAGGGGTTCGGTTTTCCTGCCCCACCATTGCATTGCGAACCGCCCGCATGGTCTGGAAAAGCCGTTCCTCGAACATTGCCATACGTTGCGCCAGATCCGAACGATACTGCCCGAGTTTCTTTCGGCTGATCCGCATGGCGGTTCCGGAGGTTGGGAGGCGCGTTTCATCGAACGTGTCAACGGGGAGATCGTAGAAATACGAAAGCATCCGTAGGAACGCCCCGAGGGAGTCCATACGCGCCACCGTGGTTTGTGGCGGAGCAACGAACTTGAAATCCTCTTGCCCTGCCGCCCCGAGGGCGAGGGCGGAGTTCGGCCCGATCTCCATTTCCGCCACGGTTTCCTTACCAATCCCACTGAAAACGGGTTGCCCGTAGCTTTGGAACCGTTCAACAAATTCATTATCCGTGAGCGTGAATCCGATGTGAAGGGCCGCCCGGACCAAATCATCCCCGCCAGGGATGTAAATGTCAGCATCCGGATCTTCCGCTTGCATGAGAACGAACGGGAACACTTGAGCCCACGATCCATCCGCCCCGAGATTCCAGTATGGATTCTCCCCCGAATCGAGGATCTTTCCCGTCTTGTCATTAAAAAGGGCGTAAGACGCAGCCCCTCCCGTGCCCCCCTCCGCATCCTCGCCCCGATACCAGATCAAGGAACGAGGTTCCTCCGCCTTTTCCGGGGTGGAGACGCATCCGGACATATGGACCGCCACCGCCTCCGCATCCTCAAGGCAAGTGGGATCGGGCTCCCCCTGGACGATGTGAAAGAGCGGGGGCGTCAAAACGTCAAGCTCGATCCGGTTGTGGCGCCACACAACCGCGATCAAAATCGTTCGGTGCGCCTCAAGATACCTGGCGGCTTTGTCAAGTTTGGTGTTCAGTGTCTTTCGGTCGATGATCTGATCGATCATTGCATCGGAATCCGGAACCTCTTGCCCGTTAGCGTCCAGAAACACGCGGACCGGAGGCATTCGGTACAGACCTCCCGCGCGTTCATCCACAACCTTGCGGTAAGGGTTGAGCCAAAGCGGGATCAGTTGATCGGCGGTTTTCGGAAGTCTCGTCTTGAGTTCCGCCCGGATGTGCGGCTCATAGTTTCCGCAATAGAGGTCCGTCCGCTTTTGCTGATCGGCCCGATACTCCGCCAGGGCGGCGGCTTTCACATCCTTTTGCAACCGCTTAATCAGGGCTTCAATCGGGCTCATTTCTCACACCTTATCGAATTGGTACGGAACCGGACTCGGGCCGCCCCCGTTTGTTTGCGATCAAGTATCGGGCCGCGTCCAGTGTGTGATCGTCCAGACCGTCTTTTACAGGTTCCTCGGACACGGGACGCCCGATCTTATCCTCGGGGTACTTTGTGCGGACAATGGACATTGCCAGGGACCTCCCCTTGTGTCCCGCTTGGATCCCCCGATACCACATTCCCGAGTCAACGAAAAGCCTCCGAACCCCCGCCGCGTTCAAGATCATCCCCTTTGTGAGTTCGATCCCGTAACGAATCGAGCGGAGCTTGCGATCATAGGTGAAACGGACGTTGCCTCCGAAGTTCGCACGTAGAGTTTCAATATCCCGGGCCGCCTCCGCAGATTGCCAGTTATTGCCAGCGGGATCGCAGATCGTTTCATCGATCAGGATCCTTGTCTCTCGGGTTTTCGCCAAGTTTCGAGGGACCGCCACGTCAAGCAACGCTCGGGACCATTGCTCCGTTGACGTATCATCCGGATTGATTTCGTGGAAGAAAACGAGGTGATCGGTTCCTGGCGGCTCTTGAGCGAATACAATTGCGGCTTTCCTCCCGAAGTCGCAACCGATGTAGGTTTTCCATGCGGGGTTATAGGTGTGACGGACAAGGTTCCCACCTGAACCCTCCCGCGCCTCGAAATCTCGGAACACCCTCCCGACCGGGAAAGGCTTTTGCCCCTTGACGCGGCGGGCGTATTCCTCGGGCGAGAGAATGTGTTTCAGATCATCGGTGTAACCGGAACGCATGTTCAAGGCGTTCACATCGGTTCCGATGTTCGTGAGGTGGACCGCTCCGGGGATTCTCTCCGCCAGGGAATCGGCCCAACTGTCAAATTCCATGAGTCCCGCAATCGCAACCCCCGAGCCCCGGCCCGGAGTCCCATCCCGCATCCGCACATCCCGGAGGCGGGAGGATATGATCTCGAAAGCATCGATTCCTAGATTCTGATATTCGTCAATCGTGGCCCACCCCCCGGACGGACCTTCCCAAGAATCGATCTGATCGTAGGACAGAACCATTACTTGCGCACCATTGCGCCAAGTCCAAGTGTAATCCGAACCGTGGTAATGCGCCTCATGTCCGAAAAGCTCTTGAGCCGTTCGGTGCATAACCCGCCGATACCATTTGAAAGACTCCACAATCGCGAACCCGAGAACCCCGGGGTTGTGTTTTGCCCTGTAACGGTGAGCCGCACAAAGGGCCCCCGTCTTTCCCGTACCTTGAGCGGTAGTCGCGACAACCAAAGGGGCCCGCATGGCGGACCGGATCAAGCTATCTTGAAACGGATTCGGTTTGAACTTTTGGATTCTCGGGTATGGCATTAAAGAACCCCATTCACCCGTTGCATTACTGCGATTCGGAGAACCCCGCTTTTCGAGGTGTCTAGGGTTCGGGCAAGGTGATTCAACTGAACATGCCACTCCCGAGGGAACAAAACCCCGTGACGTTGCTTGCTAACCTGGCGGCGGCTCGGGGCCCACGGGCCGGGCCGGAAGCTGTGCGGGCGCCCACCCAAGCTCACCCCGTTTCGGGCTCCGAGGTCCCGGACGCATTCCCGAACCCACCCCGCAAAGCTGAACTCTGATGCGTTCACTACCGCGTCAACCCGGGCCATATCCCGAGCGGACAAGACAAGTTCAACGAATATGTACCGCGGGAGCGTCACCGAACCCACTCCCCGAGCAAGGGGCGCAAACCTGGCGGCGGGGCGGCCCCTTCGGACTCGAACGCCACAACCGCCCGAGGCATGGAATCGAACGCATAAGCCAAACGTCCGAGGTCAATCCGAGCCTTGCGGCGGAGCGCCAGGAACGCGGCCCCCGTCAAGGGTAAGCTTATCCCGCATTGGCGGCGGAACGCCCGGATTCTTAAGCGAATCTCAAGCCTGTTTCGGGTGAGTGGGGAGATCGGCAGAGTCAACGCATTCATTCGGATTCACCCTCCGCCTCGGATTCGTCCGAGCCCTCGGGCTCCGCAAGGGGATCGTATGCGTCCGGGAGCGCGCTTGGATCGGAGTTCAATTTGCGCAAGGTTTCCTCCGCAATTCGCGCTTTTTGATTCGTGGCAACCAACTTGCGGAGCGAGTCCATTTGGGACGCCCATTGTTTGCGATAGGGCTGATCCTTGATCCGGCCCTCCGCATAATCCCGTTCGAGTCTATAGAGTTTCGTTCGGGCTAAGGCGATCTCCGTTTCAAGGGTGGGCGAGTCCGCAAATACTTTGTCAAACAAAAGGGCTTCATCCGCGGACAGGGCATCGAATACCACAAGGCGAAGCATTTTCCCGATTTTCGTTTCCGGTTGCGGACGGTTGCTTGCGTGTTTCATGCAAGGCCCGCCCACATAAACGGGGGCTAAGAGGCAAGGGCGGCCCGTGAAATCCGAAATCGTCCCGCAAATCTGTCCCGCCGCAATGCGTCTCAAGAGCCGCTTACGACGATACTTGTTAAGTCCTGGCAGATCGTCCGGAGTCGGGGCGAAACGGGAGGGCGGGGGCGGCGGAGGGGCCGGGGCGTCACTCATTATCGCACCTCAAGGATCGCACGGTTCGCAACGGCGGTGAGGGCCGCCGAAAGGGTGTCGGAAAGAGTCCCGTCCGGAAAGATCAACCACAAGCCGCGGAGGCGGCGAAACGCGATTCTCGTATCATGCTCCGAAAGTCCGGACCGTTCTGCCAAATCCTCAAGGTCAAAATAGCATCCGTCCCACAACCATTCCCAAAACTCCCGCCAGTTTCCGAGCGGTGGGGGTGAATCTTGCAGCTTCAAGGTAACGTCCGCATACGCCCACGCATGGGCGATCCGGACAAGATCGGGATCGTCCGCCAGGCAAGCCGCGGAGTAGGGGGGCTCCCGATGCCTCAAACTCGCAAGAGGATCGGGATTGGCGGGGGCGTTCTCACTCATGGGCGAGAGTGTTACCGGACGCGGCTCGGGAGGTCAACGGTTCAGATCGATAGGGGAGCGGGCCGGAACCGCAGTAGAACGGACATGGCCCGCGTCCCGGTAATCGAGGGCGAGATTTTTCGGAGTGGGCCTTGCCTGCACCGTGACCTCACGGATCCCGGTTTTCAGTCTCACGTCAAGATCGCCACGGTCCGCCCCAACCTGCCCCGACCCTCTTGTGGTTGGGGACGCTGTAACCCCCTGTAATCCCTACACAATACCC